AACTTTCTTAAAACTACCATAACCATAACGAAAACCAATTGCACCATTCAGTTATTCATTATTTGTTTGTAAATTTGAAAGTTATGCTCCTTTCGTAATAACCGGTTTAATCTCTACATCCACACCCGGTCTTTGTCCGGTAGTGCAATACTGTTTGGTTACCCGTATATCTATAACCTGAACATCATCTTTATAGACAATGCCGTTCATGGCATCCAGAACTGCTTTTGTGATGTTGTCGCTATCCGGTTTTTTTACCGGGTACAGTTCACCTGACAAAGCCTTTTGTTTTTTTCTTTTTGTCCAGCTCTCAGGTATAGGAAATCTGGCACAGATTGATACTGCAACAGCTTCATCGGTTATTTTCCATCCTTGGCTGTATGCAGCAAGAGACGCTACATCCCTGATCAGTTTTTCATACTTTCTTGTGTTTTCCGGTGTATAAGCATGGCCTGATCGGGTAATTCTCGGACGTGCTTTGCCATGAGGCGGACCATCTATTACAAACTGCAAATTACTCATATTTCACCTACTAATTTAAAACATTTACAACTTCGAATATTTGCCATCGTATGCCTACGAAACGTAGGCGGCATACGTTTCTTATGCCTACGTTTGGCCGTAATATTATTCAAGCTCCGTACAGCCAGAAGCCCTGCTTCGACTTGCAGA